GTTTAATAATTACATAGTGAGACACTAACTTTCTCAGTCTCTTGCCGGGTTCGCACCGGTATTAATATACAAATGTAATTGACATGATCACACAATCATGTCTGCGTTATTTAATGACACGCATATGTCAGTATTACCAACCACCGAGCACACTTTCAAGAGGTGCGCCTTGATCATCAAGATGCAACTCAAAAAAGTATGGATCATTACCAGTGGTATTGAAAACAGAAGAACCCGCTGGCATGCTAGCACTAGTCCGAAAAGCGGAATTGGATTGACGGGCTCCACATCTATATCTAAGATAGGAATAGCTTGCAGTATGCTGATTCGGACTATCATTTACGGTAGTAGAGTACAAGTGATTTGCGCACAAATGAATAAGAGGCACATTAGCCAAATAGAAGAGCGAAAAATCAGAACCAGGTTTGACATAACGCTCCACATAAGTAATTTTGGATTCATGGATGCCAGGACCAGATATAGTAGTATCCTTCTGGGAAGATTCATACATGACACAATGAGCTGGTGAAGCTTTAGTATTAGTTAACACCAAATCATTCTGGAGGAAACGAGTGTTAACATAAAATGGGATTTCAACTTCGGCAACAGGTTGCTGCTTAGTAGTAGTAACATGAACGCCATCATAATAGTTTGACAGCATCATTTCGCCGCGAGTCTGGGCATTATTCAAAACATTCAAATACAAATAAGGGGAAGTGTTTGGCCAAGCACGTGGATTGTACCAATTTGGTGCTGCGCAAGGTGAAGCACCCGTTTGGGTGTCACCATTTACAGATTGGCAACGCTGCAAATACTCATTCGCATTACCATAGGAGATGCCACTCTCACCATTTGCAATCCTACAAGATGCTTGATTCCACATATTCCCGGAACACGGGTAAACAAACTTAACATCATTAATAGTATTGATGGTTTGAGCACTTTCAGTATTGGACAAATAACAATTTCCATTCAGGACCCCAGAATCTGACAACCGTTTGACAGTCATCAACTGGGTTCCATTTGAAAAATCTAGTGATGTATTTCCATCTAGTACATATTTATTACGTATAGCACCCTTTCGACCAATAAACATACGGGTGACAAAATGCAAAATAGTAAGTTCACCAGGATTGACTTTCAGCAAATCTGCCATATCAGTCGATGCTTCGGGTTCATAATTAGGAGCATTTAAGAAAAATTTTGCTGCTGGAGGCATATTATAACCAGCATTACCGGCAAGATCACCGGGATAATCAAGATCACCAGTCCCCGCGATGTAAGGTGTAGCTATGTTCACGAGGGGAACACCAGAGTTGTCGGTGAAAGAATTCCACAAACTATTCATGGGTGAAGGCCCAGGAAAAGGTGGAAAGTCCAAATTAATATTAAGATGAGTATAGGACAAACTTTCACGACTAAGAAGGTCGGGATTTTGATCTTCACAGTAGATCTCTTTATTATATAAGGCCCACCGCTCCATAAGAGTGGACCAACTACTAAAATTTTCTCCAAATGTAACTGCAGCAAGGGGAGCTGCTTCTTGATTGGTATCACCTATAGTGGCCATCAAGGGAGGGTCTTCTGGCACATTTTCACCTTCAGTTGCTCCCATAGCAGCTGAATCTCCACCGCCATCCATATGTGCTGTGAACTCTCCTTGATCGGCCACACTGGCACCAAACGTGTCTGGGTTTTGCGAAGACCTAGTAATAGTAGGTGGTCTAACCAAAGCCGCAGCTTCACGTCTCCTAAGAGCAGCATTACCAATAGCAGTAGGAATTCTACTATTGCGAAAGTTGTTTGGGAAACCAGTGGGGGAAACAAAAGACATTTGCTGCAAATTCCTAGATGTAGGCATTTGGAAGGACATATCATCACCAGCGGCAGTAAAAACATTGACAAGGGCATCATTATTCAAGCCCGTTTGGTTTGCTGGGACAGCTAATCTATTTAATACATATATAGTAATAGTGCCATTAGTGGCATTGGTTGGAGCAACGCGTATACTTCCAGAAGGGTTGGGGACCATTGCTCCATAATTTACATAATCATAAGAATCGGTAATACCATTATCGGCTTCCAATTGGTGCAAAGACAAATAGGGTTTCTCTTGCATGTAACCAACTTCAAAAGTAAAGTCACGACCCATATCACCGGCAATATCAATAGTTCTGCTGTACTGAAGATTCATCAGATCCTCTGGGTAATCATTCACATTATCTCTCGCCAACACATCAACACAAGGGTCGTAAACAATACGCAATCGACCTCTGTGCAAATTGGAAGCCACAATTTGCAACCTATACTTCATTGAACCACGCCAATAACCAAAAGGTAAAGCGGCGTACGCACTGGGAGTAGGTTGCAAACAAGGAACCGAGGCAAGAAAAATTGAGCCACCAGTTGGAATCTGACGCTTGAAATATTGAGGAGTGACACGGCACTGCCATATGGCCGTTTCAGCAGGAGCATCAACAGGCCAAGTGAACCGGTCAAGCCAACATTCACGAGTAGCAATATGGGAAATAGCCAATTCGTCATCAGATTCACCCAAACCAACAGTACTGGGATCTGTGTTCAAAGTAGCATTCCCAAAATCAAGACGCGTAGCAACATCTGGACCAGGTGTAGCCAAATCACCCAAATAGTTCGGAACATATTCAGTACGTCCCATATGGGATTCGAAAGTGGCAAGAGGTGTAACCAAAGGATGGGGACATGCAGTAGGAACTGATAACTCGACATCCTCAGCCCACAAAAAGACCTGAATAGTCACCGGGTCGGTCGCACCATTGGCATGTTTCAAAGGACACAAATTGGAGCTGTGAATAATACCCATGTGTGTCGCTCTTGATCCGTAGGGACCCAAATGAACTGGAGGAGAAGTACCATTGACTATCTGCAAATAAGGATCAGACGTTATAGTATTCGTACCAGAGAAAAGGGCACTCGGATTTGCAACCCAATCACGGTTAGGAATGCGAAACCAATTTCCACCAAAGAAAAAAGGAAACGTCATCTCACCACCCATAGATTGGCCAGGATCAATAAAAATCTTCGGCCACTGAGATTGTGTCATTATACTGACTTCCTCCCCATTGGTGACAGGGATAAAATTCGCAGCATCATGACCAACAGAACCAAAAGGATTGAACCCTGGTGGATCATACTGGAAGCGTTCACCGGGCTCGTTTAACAAAGGACGATAGGAAATAAAACCACGACCATAATGCATTTGCGAGCCATTGACTATGACTTTCATTTTAATTTTACAACGCAACAAATAAAAATTTGACAACTTTTGTGCCACACTTGGACTATCTAAAAACGCGGACCATGGGTTAAAATATATTACAGGGAAAGGTTCCCCAACCTCCCATATATAGGTTCCAGCGAGAATGGGTCTCTTCAGCCAATTGGCCAAATCCACATCGTTAGAACCACCCCAATCATGAGTGGGGTCTTCACCATTTACAATGGTGGTAATAAATTGCTTCTCCGAATCATCGAAGGCAAAAGTTTGCTGAGTTTGAACCTCAGCTGTAGTATCATAAGTAGTTTCTGAGCATAAATAAGGAAAGGGACTTGCTCTAATGTCCCAATCTAGCACAACATTCCATAAAAAACCTAAAATCGCAAGCAGGATGACCAATTGGAGGATGGCCCAAGATACAATACGAAAATAGGGGGTATTCGACAACTCGGAGAATCCGTCACGCCACCCTAGCGTTTTAAAATACAGCGGAATTAAACGTCATTCATAAGATAACGTCTCAACTCCATTCGGATTAAGGTTCCGAAGGACCTCTTCAAATTGATGCGGGTTTTTATCACGCTCATAGATGACATCACCATCCATGCAACCCTCATCACAAAACTTATCAACATACTCCGAAAGCCAGTAATTCCATTCAAGAATCTTTCCATAACGGTGATTCCAAATAGGAGTGTCGGGCTTCCAGCGTTTGTCGAAAAACACGCGCACTGCCTCACGAAAGGCTCTATGACGAACCGGTCCATAGGGAACAAGTTCACGCAAGAGTATCTCAACTTGTGCCAACAACAACTCAGGTTTGTGCACAACAGATTTATCATCCTGTTTCGCCAACATTTTGATGAGAGTGTGAGGTTTCAAAGGTGATGCACCAACCAACACACTATCACTCTTGTCATCATCAGGAGGAAGATCAGTCAAATTGTAACACGGAATCTTGATATACTTCATCGTGTGCTGCAGAAAAACCAAATCCTTCGGTTGTTGGTAACGCAAAATGCCTTCACTTTTGTTACCAAGCGTAGACAAAATGCCCCACTCACCCAAAATCTGATTGTACTCTATAGCACTGAATTGAGGAGCATTCATACGATCACACTCCTTGATAAAAGGTTGCTTGATACCAGTCTGGCTATCATCACCAAGGGCCTTGTGAATGATCCAATCAGTGTAATCAAGAGGAAAAGCAAGCTTGTACTTCTTTGAAAATGACAGTATCACACACACAGCCAAAAGTTGATTCATGGCAGAATTCATATCCAAGGTCATGACAAAACCAGAAGGCATTACACCAAAGGGTAAAATGACACCACCATAAAAAAGGGACATGTCGTCCCACCATTCAAGCAAAGCACCAGCAAAATCAGAAACACGCTTGTTGTAAGTTCCAAAACGTTCATGAATGCCAATGACTATCTGGATCATCAAACACAAAGTACTACGAGTCAAAGCGGCTGGCATGATTTTATCCCATGCACTGACATCAGCATCAAAGCATCTGAACATTCTTTCATCTGGATCCCACGACTGATTGAAGATCTCAGAGGTGCTTTGTTCAAAATGAGGACCACCCATGTCAAGACCAGCAACAAAATCAAATTTGATCGGATTTTTGCTAAACAAATACAGAAGTGGCATCATAAACATCCTAAAAGAGATGTTGACACAACCAGGCAAATTGCACACAAGACGACTCTTGACTTTGACTTTGACTCCTTCAATGGAATGATAAACATTTCGAATCAACTGATCCTGACCAGCAGTAAGAACGAGAAAATCGGATGCAGCCTCCTTACCCAATATGGACTCAAAGAAAGAATTCCGATCATTCGTACCGGGGTATGAAAAACCAACTGACGATCTGGTGACTGGATAACACTCATCCTTTGCAAAACACATCATGATCTGATTGGGTGGTACGAAACCATAAGAAAATGCAAAGACACCCGCAACAACGGCTTCCCAAGCATCAACTGATTCAGGACGAATGGCTATACCGTCATCAACCCTCACAACAACATCATTCTTCTTGCCACCACGCTTTGGTTTGAAATTTGCCCCCCAACTAGTTGTTGGATCTAAAGAAGCAAAAATCAGTGAACCATCAGCTCTCCGAACACCGTCAAAAGATTCCTCAACTGTGGTTGTCAAAAGACGGAGCATGTCCTCTGTGGTTGCCTGTCCATCATCGAACATATCATGAACCATCTTGTCGAGATGAGTCGAGTACAAAGCCGAAGCCTTCCGGATGATACCAATGGGAACATGTCCACTTACCAAACCTTTGGCAACCTCCCTCGAAAGACATGTAGTGGATAAAGAACCACCATTTGGATCATCAACACCAGGACTGACCATACCAAGGACAACCTCATCACCAAAACCTTCATGTAAATCACCAACCCATGGGGAACAACCAAGCCTGAACAATTCTGGCTCAAAGATAATAGAACCTGGAGTACCAATGGCTTGGTAAACTGGTTTAACATCCTTGACAGAATAAATGCCCTTGACTTGGGTATTATCAAAAGTTGGCAAATCGACATGAGCACCAGCCTTGGATTTTGAAAAAGTGTACAAAGGTATCTCAGATGCAACATTGGGACCTGATTTGTAACCAGCCATATAATTCGGCCAATCCAAATGCTCGGATCGCCCATAACGGACATTCGAGTGACAATCTCTGAGAGCAGCATCAATTTCCGCATAATCTTCCTCACTAATTGGTCTACCATGCTCGACAACATGATTCATATGTGAAGAAAAAGTTCCAGAAGTTCGTGCTGATTTACTGAAAGCACCAACACTTGCTGCAGGGACTGAAGGTGCTCTACCAGGGGTATTCAAAAGATCCATATCGGTTGCAATCATAAAATCTTCGGTGATTGTAATGTAAATCTCAGATCTGACGTCCTGACGCGTAAAAATGCCAGAATAAATGGCAATTGTCGGAAAGCGACCATCATGAGTTGACAAAATCGCAGGCAATCCACACTCCCCATGGAAACGGGGCTTGGCTTCACTGTTGGAAGTTGGCACGGCTACAGCGCAATGCATTTTATTTCCTAACTGCGACTTGCAAAGCCTACCCTTATCTGGATAGAGCACACGCTCACTGCCAAAAAGACAACAACCTTCAACACCAGTGCTAGCAAATCGCGTGTCACAAGCAAAAGCACCGTTTTCCCAACGAATACGCTCAACACTCATAGACACAAGACAATCAACCTCATTGACATAATAAGCGCCAATTGGTTTAACTGTCAAAGATGCCAGACCATGCAAAACACGAACCATATCAGCTTTGCCATTGCCAAAGGAAACACACTCCTTCCCAATTGAGCAGACGTGATCAGTCCAAGTACCAACATCACCCCTATAGGCTGACAAGGTGAATTCAACAAACTCGGTCACGCTCCAATCAACATCCTTGAAAACATGAGCATTGGTGACCAAAGTTTTGGAATCAACAAGTACTCCATACAAATTTCCAGCACCCCACCTTGGCGAAAACTTGACGACATGGCTAACAACAGCACGCCTGGTCGTACCCAACAATTTCTCACGAGTTGCTTTAACAGTCATACCATGAGATCCAGGTGTCGTACCACTAACATTGTGAACAGCAGTAGCCGTCTGCTCAACTTGATCCTTAGGTATAGCCCAATACGGCAAAGATTTTCCGTGCTTGGAGGGGATGGTAGAACCCATTGCATCAAAACTCCCTTTCCCTTGATCACACATGGTCTGGAAAAGACGGGTCATACCGTACACAGCAAGCCCAGGTAAAATGATGCAAGTGAAAGCTGTGCGTAACGGCTTGCTTGTAGTAAAAAACCAAGAACTACGAATGGTTTCTCGCAAATCCGTCAAAAGCTCCCAAAAACGCCTTCTCCTAACACCAGGTGATGCAGCCTGAATCATCGGTTTAGCTCTGTCAAAACCAATATCATACAGAGGATTCCGCTTGTAACAAAGTGATTTCTCCTTCTTATCAGGGGGTGGATCACCAGTAACTTCATTGACCACAGCTGCATTCCAAACAGTCTCAGACACATAATCGACAAACGGTGAAAGACGAGTAGGTTTGCGAGTCAAATCAAGCATGACACGAATATCACCAGGTTCAGCAACGGCACAATCCGGTTCATGATAAAGAGTCCGGCGACCCAAAATATCCCGGCAAATGACACTGGTGCACCTATTGCAGTGACCCCTACATATACTCCAATCTCGATCATCTGGGGGTTCAACACACTCAGCAAACTCAATGAACGGCAAAGCAGCACTATCCTCATTAAAAGGGGCAAAAGGATTTGCCTCAAATGAATCAAGCCAAGAAGTGGTTTGCTGTTCAACCCAACCATCATCAGGTGTCGACTCCTCACTGTCACTCTCAAGTTCATGACCACCAAAAGGTGAAAAGAACATGTGAGGAATAAAACTACTTTCCACTGAACCAAGAAAAGATTCCCCCATATTCTTCAACAAGGCATCCCATTTCACTTCATAGGATTTGGGAACAGAACGAGAAAGTTGAGGATGCTCCTTCAAACCGTTCACAGGCAACAATCTCTTGAAAAAGGAATTCAAATAATCTTTCTCATCAATACCAAAAACACTCAAAGCCCGAACCTCATCAACAGAATTATAATGCTGCAAAGACATGATGATCTTTTGATCAAAATTCCAAGACTCGTGCAAATCAGCTGCAATTGCAGATTTCTCAATTGTTGCACCCTTAGAGGGCGCTTCAAGCAAACCAAAAACCGCAGCAACTTTACACAGAGAAATCAACTGCGCCGAAGCAGTCTCACCAGGAGTTGGTGTACAGGCATCAGAATCATTTGACCATGGTTGCACTTCATCAACGAAATTGGCAAAAAGTCCTTCCTTAATGCTCCTACCAGAACAATCAATACCAATGGCATATTCAGTTCTAAAAGCAGCATCAATGGTCGGACAAATTTGACCAGAAACATGACCAGGATGTTCAATGGCTCGCTGAGTTTTACTCTCATGGTACGGTGTATATATAATGTACGTAAAAAAGAGAAACAAAGTTTGGGCCAAAGTGCGTTTGGTGGAAAAATGTTCCTTCCACCACTCTTCAACATGATTTGGAGGAGAACCAATTGTTCCACAAGCACTAGCCAACAAATACTTAAAACTCCCACCCTCAATGAAAGCACCAGATTCAACAACAGCCTCCCAAGGAATCCCTTTCAAATGACTCAAAATCATCTTTCTAACATCAAGAGCTCTAAAAATGCTCCTGGTAATAGGACGTAAAGTGGGAGAAAACAACAAAGCCTTAAAACAGGCAAAATCATCATCAGTGATGGATCTAATACGCATCAAGATGGAACGTTCTTCAAATTTGGCATACTTATTGTACGACATCGGTCTCGCAGTAGAATCAGAGGATCCAAGATACGACTTACGTTTGCCATTTGGAGCTAAATCTATAATAAGAGGGCACACAGTACTCATATTTCCAGTAAGGGATGAAAATTCAGTGAGACCGGCACAAAACACACAATTGTTAATAGTATTACCCTTACCACACGGACATTTATTGCAGGGCGGAGTCAACTGAGACTTCACTTCCCTGACAACATACTCACTCATGTTTTTGTGGATTCTAAAACGGAAAGAATCTTCAAAATAACATAAGAAAGAATTGACAGATACAGCACTCAAGATGAGGCTATCCCCCTTCTTATATGAAGCGCGGGAGGCACCAATCCCAATGCTTTGATCACTACGAAAGGTGTAATGGATTGGTGAAGCTTCGACTACTTCGCCAACCTTAAAAGGACCAGACGCGTTCGCAAGACGTGAATAAGTATACACGGAAACAACATTGAATACATCAGCATTATCTTCAACATGATTCAACTTTTGGACAGTTGGATTGTTGTGATCTAATTTGCCATGATTATCGGCATATGCTTGATTGATAGAAAAATTAATAAAAGTACAACGCCTATTAGTGGCTATAAAATAATTGGAATATTCTTCCAGATGAGCGGTTCTATTATTATCGCTAAATATATTACAAATAGTATTATCATGGTTGTCACCCTTGACTCCATCACCAGTCTTAGTATCAATGGCTGCGGCATCCATATTGGTACGGTCCATCTCAGCAGTTTGCATCACACAAGTATTGATGTTGTTGCGAATAGGTCCAATCATCTCAACGTTATTTGGATGAGGATCATCACAGACGCGAAAGAGAAAAGGAACATTGCCGGAACGACCAGTTTGGAAATTCTGGTCAAGACGAGCAGTAGAAGTATAACTGCGAGGTACAGGATCACCAGGTTTCCATCCAGAAGTCACAACATCAGAATACCCAACCTTGAAAGCCTCATCAAAGACAATATTCTGCATGGTCGAATTGAGGGTGGTTTCGACAAAACGCGATTTCCCAATTCCAGGTTCACCAGTAACAATGAAAGTATGGCCAGCACACTTATTGCTAGATGGACGCACTGGAGTGTTTTTCGAAAGGCGCTGCAAATAACCAAGAATATAACTGAAAGAAGCTTTTTTCTTAGAATGCAAAGAGCCTTTGCCAATGAGGAATTCAATCTTGTCATGCAAGGCTTCCGCAACACAACGCAAACCATCATTCCAATCCAAAGCACGAGAACAAGAACCCTTATTTCCTTCGAGGGTGTCAATCATATCACGGAAATGGACATCTCCGGTATTGAAGGTGCTCTCGGGTAAACGCAAAGTTACGGGACAACGACACTGACCACGATTTTTGGATTGGAGACACGCACCAACTGGAGCAATCGAACCATAATTGGCAGTAACGAATGAATAGAGCTCCTCTATCTGAACGTACGAATCAACACCACAAAAACGAGCAAAATCACCCCTAAAAACGGAGTCAACACAACCATACATCAAATTGAGTGTGGCATCAAAATCTTGCAAGTACTCAGCTGCTTTACCCGCGGCAATAGTTGCAACGGCAATAGGGAGCGCATGCTTCATAGCAAAAGACGTGAGTCCTGCGAAGCTGATGGTAGGAGGAGTAACTCCATCTTTAATCGTAAATAATACACAAATAGAAGAAACAAAGGCAGAAATCTTGGCAATCATTCTACCCATATCACTTTGGGAAATCTCTATAAAACTATCTAACATCCCATGAGCTTCAAATGCAGATGAGGAATCTTCAACTTCTTCAATATCAGAAGGGAAGTAATCGCGGAACTTCTTCCGGAAAGGGTCAGAAAGACCATCTAAAATATAAACTAAAAAATCTCGGGCTTTACCTACGCCACTAACGAGATCATCAAAACTAGGAAACAAATCAACAACAGCACTTTTTATGTTGGTCGCCCACTCATTGGTAAAATCAAGTGACCTATAAAAGGCATTCAATTTCACAGCAAGCTTGGACCATGGGGTTTTTTCGGCTGAAAGGACATCACACACTTCTTTAGCTGCACTTAATATATTGCAGATGATCGACGCACGATCAGTATAATCAGTAACTTGTTCCTGGATGGAAGTGACAGCACCAGCAACAAGAGCGGGTTGGATCAAATCTTGGGTGACATCATAAAGTTGAACGAATTTGACAATCCGCGCAAAAGAATTTTGCCAAAAACGACCTTCGACGTCCCAAGCGGCACCAACGGCCTCAAAAAATCCACCATGAGGCTCAAAAGCAATATCTTGACTAACTGCTTTGTCAAACAGACGCACATTCTCCACAAAAGAGCGGAAAAATTGTTCCAAGAATTTGAGACCAAAACCCTTAAGAGGTTGGTTGAAGTCAAGCCCAAATTTGGGGGAACGTCGATAACCCTGAAAGATTGCTAACAACTTCCGTGCGGGGGTCATCAAGACATCATAGTATTTCGACCTATGACGCCAATGTTTGATTCTCTTGGAACTGATACGATCCAAACAAAACTTTCTCAACGCAACGAGAAAATGATGCTGATCGGGATACCAATTCCCTTGCCAAGTCATTTCACGAGATTTGTACTTGACGGTGCCGAGTTTATAATTGGTCAACAAACCACCTGTTGAACAAGATGCTGAGTTACGGTTGCTCAGTAATTTGAAACGCTGGGCGTTCTCAAAGCTCTCTTTTTTGCTGACGGGAAAACACAAAAAAGAATCTTGGGGTACCGGTCTTTCCCGGTTGTCTTCTCTTGGTAGCGGGGGAGGACTATTCATGATGAGTTTTAAAAGGGGGGGTGTAAGCAATCTCTCTCATTTTTGAACAGTCTGGAAAGGGCTAACATTAGTTGACTGTCTTCTCGTTGCTAGTAATAGGATGGTGGAGAAGGACCATGGTTTTTCTAAGTATTTAAGAAAGGCGGGGGCGCGACCCCCCATCCCTGAAGTGTCCAATAAAGGACTTCGAGCTTACATAACTCGGTATATTATAAGATCTAAACTTACATGCCAACGAAAAGTTCAAAAAGAACACATGCAAATCTGATTGTATCATCAGCCACGGACACTACGCGGCGCAAATCACATTGACCAAATTGGTTAAAGAAATGGTTGTGAAAAGTCTATAAAGGTATAATCAATCATTAATAAAGAATACAAATACAACTGCAAAAGCATATCCTACAACGGATTAAATGCATACATATAAAATACAAATGACAGCTTTACAAAACTGATAATTAATGTCAATCCACGTTTAAAACCAAAAAGGTTCAATACTTCATAACAAATCAGCCACAATACGATGTCTGCATACATCGTGAGGCATCACACAATCTAAATTTTGTCGGATAACAATACAACGACTTTAAGCATCACAGCTAAGGTAAAAATAGCGACATCTGAACATACTATAGCGCTCATATTACCAGCAGAATAAATAGAGAAAAGATTAAAAACCAAAATCAAATCTCACACAAAAAAGTGTATGGGCCCATTAAGGGCCCGGGGTTGTTCACAGTATAACAACCAAATACACAACACAAATAAAACACAAGATCGCGTCGATAAACGATCAAGCTACGCTACACAAAGTAGTCTGCAACTACAATGCGATAGACTAAAAACCTAGGGACAGTCAAACCTAGTGAAAGTAAAAGAGAGGAGTACAAAAAAGTACAACATTCTACAATCAACG